TTATTGGCTTACAGCCGCTTGTGTAACAGCTTTCTGGCGAGGTTGTCTTTTCGTTTTTACCCTTGGATGTGGTGTAACACTTTCAACTTCCCCCGGCTTAGAGATAAAGCGCACAAACGTTTCATGGCTGACAAACGTTGCCCCGCAATTGATATTCTGGCATTGGTTATAGCGCTCCTTTGTTTGGCTGGAATGCTCAAAGCTGCTGCGAGTATGTGCTGACTGACCACACAGAGGACACTTAATCATAATTATTCACCTTTCTTGAAAGCATTGTTTTTAATGAAATAACACTATCTCGTCTGGTGAACAATATATCAAAGTTCTCATATTGAGATCAAGTGTTTATTTTGGTATCCTCTGGTTTGATTTCTATTTCATCAAGCTTAATCTCAAGATCTAAAGATGTTGTAAAACCACTGTCATTGAGATTGTGAGTCACTTTAACTATCGTCCAATTAGTTTCGTCTATCTGTGGTTTAAACCCCCTAATCAGAACTGGTGTTTCAGGATAGATGTCAGCACGTCCTCTGGCCAAAGTGATAGAAAACTGCGCTGTACCTCGTTGAATTTTTTCCCAGGCTGCTTTGGCAGCACGTTCTGCCTCTGCTTTGTTGTGATAGATCCGCGAAAGTGTCAGTATATTCTCCGCTGTTCCCTGCAAATACTCTTGTGTTTGTTGTTGGTTCGTCGTTGTTTGATGAGATCCATGCACAGATTCTCGCTGTTCCTCATAGGAATAGGAGTGACTTTCATCTCTACGACTATTTTTGTCATGCCGATTTCCTCCTGTACGACGAGTCCTATCATAAGGAGATTTCTTCCCTTCTTTCGGTTTAAGATTTTTTTTCGACAAGTCGGTAGCACCCGAATTTTTCTTTTTTTCTTTTTTTAGTTTTTCTCTATCCCTATGTTTAGAAGACTTATTACTTATCTGAGAATGATTTTTAGTTGATGACTTAGTTTTGCTGCTTTCGTAGTGAACGGAGACATCAATTTTTGTTTTTGTCGACTCCTGTCGTTGATAAGTGACTGTCTGTTTAGATGCTGTACCTGTGTCCCACCATTGAGCAATCACACCAGTATAAGCTTCACGATCAGACAGAGAGAATCGATGGCTATCCCCTGATTCACGAGTAATCACAACAGGAGTAATAGGCGTACCACTTGCAGTCTTATTTTTTCCCTGACAAATAAACAACAATTCGCCATTTTTAACTGAAACAATCGCGCCTTCCTGCTTAGCCACCCGCGTTAAAAAGCTCACGTCAGATTCGTTAGTTTGATCAATATGCATAGAGATCCCTTTCAATTCCTCACTGACTTGAAATTTCAGTTGGTTTCTCGTAGCAATCGTACTCACAATGTTCTCTAACGTGAGTTTATGATAAGAAGCTTCACGCTTTACGTTCAGGTCGCCACGAAAGTCCGCGCTACGAGCACGGATAGTCAATCGGTCAGGTGTACCTGAATGTTCAATTTCATCAACGACATATTTTCCCTTTGGCGTTAAAGTGTGGCCATGCCACCCCAGTTCCAATGTCAAAATATCGCCTCGGGAAGGAAAAATAAGTTCGCGATCTGCATCATCCAATTCAATATCGAGCTGATCTGATTCCAATCCACGGTTATCTGTCAGTGTTAATGACATTAAACGCGACTGAATTTTTCCTGTGATATCTTTGCTATTAGTTTCCAACCGAAAAGCTGGCGCCCCCGTTTTCCCAATAATCAAATCAAATTTGGGAATCCAATCTGTGCCTGGTGTCAATTGACTGAAATCTATCATGAGAATATTTCCTTAACTTTATCCATTGGTCTGATCTTTAAGCTCAGAAAACTTACTCAGCGGCTTAGATAACTTATCCTTGATGTCAGATAGCTGATCCTGCAAATCACCCAACATCTCAAACAAATTGTTGTCTACCCGCCGTAAAGTCAGCGTAAAGCTAATTTTGCGGGGCGCCCCGCCTGACATAAATTCGGTTTTAGTCTCATCAATACTTTCAATGACAAACATGCCGTAAATCGAGCCACTGCCATCAATAAAAGACCACGCTTTGCCACTATCTGCCATCAATTTCAATGCAGTCAGTGAAAGCGAACCGCCGGTCAGTTCAGGATAAAGTTCTCCCGATAATGTAATCGTATCGTTATCTGAACCCACAAATTGCCATGCAGGCCGTGCTCCCACACGGCTATTAAAGGCATGTCTCCAGCTTTGTTTATGCTGAAAACTTTGGTATGGCGTGGTTTTCAACATAAAAACAAATAAACCAAGTGCAGCCATCATAAGAAATCTTCTCCTCTGTCAGAAAGTGAGCTACGCATACGGGCCTGATGCATACGTTCTCGTTGTTCCAGTTCCTGTCTGACCATACGGGCGATATCCTGAGCGGACTGTCCCTGAGAGCCATAGACATAGATGTTATATTGCGGTGTTGCGCCACTGTATTGCTGTGGCTGGCTCCGCTCCCGTTTTGCCTGAACTTCCTCATAAGCATGAGCAGGTAAACTTTGTGCGTGCAACGGGGCATTCTGCGCCGCAGCAGGCAATGACATTGAGCTGACAGCAAGCCCCAAAGCAGCCAGTTTTGCCGTATTTTTTCTACTGGTGACATTGGCAGGACCGTTAATAATTTCAGGACCATATTCACCCACGAGGCCTAGCTTCCCGGCTGGAATAAATCCTCCTGAATCGTGCTTAGTGATTTGTACCGCTTGTTGTGTTGTGTCGCTCTTAGTAATTTGTGCCGCTTGTTGTGTTGTGTCGCTCTTAGTAATTTCCTGCGATGTTTTTACAGCAATTTCCTTTTTATCATCGCCATACCACCACGATTTAAAAAAATCTGTAATTGAGGAAAACTTACTTTTCAGGTTTTCCCATTTCTCCTGAATACCAACTAGCAAACTATCGATCATTTCTGACCCAGCCGTTTTTAATTTTTCAGGAATAGCCTGAACATCAGCAACAATTTCATTCCATTTATCTGAAATTGATTTTTTAACGCTCTCCCAGATTTCAGATGTACTCTGTTTAACAGATTCCCAAGCCCCACTTATTATCGTTTTAACAAACTCCCAAGCTTCTGAGGCACTTTGTTTAATGGTGTCCCAGTTTTGGTAAATAATGCCGATTAACCCACCACTCATGAAATAATTCTTAATACCTTCCCACGCTGTACTGACAAGGTTTTTAATTCCTTCCCAGGCAATACCGAAGATATTTTTTACACCATCCCATAAGGCAGTAAATTTTGCCCCCAATGATTCCCAATTCTGCCAAATATAAATAGCAGCCATTGCGATAATACCAATAACAGCAAAAATTGGGTTTGCCATCATAGCCCGGCCAATAAACAGCATTGCCTTACCTAACACGCTGAAAGCACTACTTAAAAAAGACAGGCCTTTTACACCAACACTTGCCAGAATATTTATGCCATTACCCAAAACACCAAAAACTTTTTGACCAATATTCCCTAATGCACCTAAGCCTCTTCTTTGTTTTCCAAAAGTATCTTTATTACCTTTGTTAGATAACAAATCAGCACCATTATTCAGTGAGCCAAAAACCTTATCCCCGGTTCTACCAAAAAAATCCATGGCAGCTCTTAGTGCTTCCAAAGCCTCAGCTCCGAATTGTGCGAATGCCTTCAAGCCATCTCTTAAATTCTCCATAGCCTGAATACCGACTTGCGCAAATCTATTCAGATTGGCTCTTAATTCTTCCAGTCCCTGAACCCCAATCTGGGTAAATATATCCAGACTGGATTTCAATTTATCCAGTGCCTGAACGCCTAGCTGTGCAAAGAAATTGAGGCTGGCTTTTAATTCTTCCAGAGCCTGCATACCCAATTTAGCGAATATATCCAGCGGAGATGTTAATTTATTCAGCGCCTGAACCCCTAACTGCACAAACGCATCCAGTGTGGATTTTAATTTATCCAACGCCTGAGTACCCAGTTGTGCAAATATATCCAGTGGGGCCGTTAATTTATTTAGTGCCTGAACTCCCAACTGCACAAATGCATCCAGAGTGGACTTTAATTTATCCAACGCCTGAACGCCTAATTGTGCAAAAAAGTTTAGACTAGCTTTTAATTCCTCAAAAGCTTTAAGTCCCAACTGCACAAATGCATCCAAACTGGATTTTATTTTATCCAGCGCTTGAACACCTAATTGTGCAAAAAAGTTCAGGCTGGATTTTAATTCCTCAAAAGCTTTAAGTCCCAACTGCACAAATGTATCCAGGCTGGATTTCAATTTATCCAACGCCTGAATACCTAATTGAGCAAAGAAATTGAGGCTGGCTTTTAACTCTTCAAAGGCTTTGATTCCTAACTGGACAAACATATCTAAAGGATATGTTAATTTATTCAGAGCCTGAGTCCCTAACTGTACAAACGCATTCAAGCTGGTCTTTAATGTATCCAGTGCATGGCTACCTAATTCTGCAAACCTATTCAGGCTGGATTTCAACGTCTCCAAAGCCTTAATGCCCAACTGCGCAAAAGTATTCAAGCTGGTCTTTAATGTATCCAGTGCCTGGCGGCCCAATTCCGCAAATTTATTCAGACTAACTCTCAGATCAACAAAAATCTGAATGCCAAACTGCGCAAAAATATTCAGACTGGCTTTTAGTTCGATAAAAGCACTAACTCCCAACTGCGCAAAGAAGTTCAGACTGGCCCTTAATTCCACAAATGCCTGCAACCCCAATTGCACGAAAAAGCGCAAACTCGTTCTTAGCGCGACAAAAGCCCGAATACCTAATTGTACAAAAAAGTTCAGACTGGCCCTTAATTCCACAAATGCCTGAATCCCCAGCAAGACAAATATATTTAATCTGATTCTTAACGTATCAAATGCTTTTATGCCGATATTACCAAATATTTGTATATGACTAATTAATGTTTGGAATGTGACTTTTACAAAACCAGCAGTTAAATTCAAAACCCCATTAATTTTATTCAGCATGCCAAATAAAATAGTTATCTGAGGATTAATATTAATAACCAATTTATCTAACAATTTAAAATTGTTAGTCATATTGCCTGTCACACCAAGATTAAATTCATTTTTTTTACTGGATGAATTTTCCTGTCGGACATTCTGGGTCATTTGGACCACATTAGCTGATTGGCTGGCGGCATTTACCTGTATCACTTTTGGGGAATTTTGCCGCACAGAAAAAGATTGTTTAATTGTTTGATTATAGGCCTTAAGTTCGGCCCGCATACGCGCAGTTTCCTGCGCATAACCTATAATGGGTTTTAATTTTTCAACACTCTTATTGAGTTTTTTAAACTGGTTATAAATTTTATCTACTGAACCTACCAGTTTTTTCTGATGCTGTTGAAAAGATTTAAAGGAACTGGTCAGCTTACCAACAGTACTCAGTACTTTGTTAAGCTGTGACTGTATATTACTCATTTTCTGCACCACTTCTTAAAATGGCCCGATGTCGCCAGTCCAATAATTCCGACAATAACATTTCATCTGTGTCTGCCGGAGTCCAGTGAAAAACGGTGGCAATATCTGCCACCAGTTCATCAACGGTTAATCGTTCTGGGAATCGGACTTGACCGACTTCGGCAACAAAAAATTGACCACCTCCACACTGAGATTAATCAGATCACCAGGTGACATCATCATCAGGTCATTTTTGGTCAATGCAGGAGTGGTAACACGTGGCAGAACCAGCAACATAGAATCCACATCCATTTCCAGCAGTGCCTGTAAACGAGCACCGCGCAACGCACCACTGGTAGGTTTACGTACCGTCACTTCCGTGATTTTTCCGTTGCCTCGCGCCAGTGGAGCTTCCAATTCGATTGTGCGCAGATCTTCATCTTGAGTTTTCAGTGCTTCAGTCATAATTCAACCTTGTTTATCCGAGTAAAAACCTGTCTCAGCCGCGTTATGCTGATTGAGACAGGGAATAAGTTTTAAATTTGTTAATAAAAGAGTGATTAAAAAAGACCGATAGCGCGGCGATGCTGCGCCAGGCGATCTTCTCCGCCCACTTTCTCAACCATGTTGACGGTGTCGATTTCAATCAGTTCTTCACCATCCCAAGTCAGTTTGAAATAAGTGTTTTTAGCGGTAATTTTGGTTTGAGTGTTGTCGCCTTGTTTATAAGTACCGTGATCGAATTCCTGGAAACGGCCACGCATAACAACTTCAACTGCAACCACGTCACCCGTGTCTTCGCGCTCAAAAGAGCCAGCAAAGCGCAACATAACGCCATCAACTTGTGCTATGCCCCACTGTTTGTACAGTTGAGCTTCGACGCCACCCAGAGTGAATTCCGCATCCAGTGCGCCTTCATCCAGACCCAGATCCACCATTGCACTGCCGTTCATACCGGCACCGCGGTAGGCTTCCAGTTTACGGCTCAGCTTAGGAAGAGTTAGCTCTTCCACAATACCCTGATAATTGTTGCCATCATTGAACAAGTTCAGGTACTTAAGTTTGCGAGGTAATGCCATCAGTTAGCCCCTTATTTATTGATACTTTTTGCGAAATCCATCAGGTAACTATCTGTAATGCGCTGGCGTAACATCATGTTTTCCAGTGGCGGTACAGGGGTATAGTCGTAATCGATGGTCAATTTGCCTGCTTTCAGGGTGTCTTTATCGTTGGCTTTGTCGTCATACCAGCAGCGGCCATCGATGATATAGCCACCTGCTTTCAGTTCACGGAACTTGGCATTGATACCTTCGAGAATGTCGCGTACCAGCGATGGGGTCAGTGGTTTATCAATTGCCCACATGTGCGCTTCAGCCATCGTATCAGCCAGAACCTGAGCGGTACGGGTGTAGCTTTCGAACTGGAACAGTGGATCATCTGCACAAGTACGGGAACCCCAGAAGCGGAAACCGTTTTTGCGGATCAGTGTAGTGACGCCACTTTTGTTCAACAGATCAGCGTCAGTCGCGGTATCTTGCAGATCCCAGAAGACATCAGCAGACAAACCCGTCACACCGTTGACACCAACGTTGGACAGGGTCTTATGCCAGCCAGTCTCTTCGTCGATTTTGGCGCGCAGACCCAGAGCACGAGCGGTTGCAAACGCGATAGCTTCGCTATTGGTAACGGTATCCCAACTCAGGAAATCTGGCCAAATCAGCATCAGCTCACGCTGATTGAAATTGTCGCGATATTTGATCACTTCTGAGATATTTTTGCAGGCATAAGCGCTGACATACGCCATTGCTTTTAGTTTCTGAGCAACACTTGCCAGTTCAACAGCAACTGCTTTTGAATCCAGACCCGGAACGCCCAGAATGCGTGGTTTAACACCGAGTTGGCTTTGTGCTGCCAACAATGCCTGCATACCGGTTTTCTTACCTGCATCAGTGACACCACCGATGATATTAGAAACGGTTACTTCTTCAGATTCGCCCTCAGCCACACGAACAACCACAGTCACAGGCAGAGCCTGAGCAGCAATTGCTTTTAGTGATGCAGACAAAGTGCCTTTTTTTCCAGCCTTACCACTGGCGCTCATAACGTCAGTAATCAGGACTGGAGTATTTAATGGAAATGTTTTTTCGTCTGCGTCAGGAGCAGTACAAACCATACCTACGATAGCAGTGCTAACGGTAGTGATAGTACGAGTACCTTCATTAATTTCCTGAACACGGACTCCGTGATGATAATCTTGTGCCAT